AGCAAGAGGCAGTCGGACGGGAACTTGAGCAAGTAAGTCGTAAATCACAAGCCGCACTTGCTAGAGCTAGAGTGTCTGCTGGAGAAGCTGGAGTAGCGGGTGCTTCTGTACAAGCGTTGATGGACGACTATATGAGACAAGAAGCCGGGTACAGAGGTGCGTTATTACGACAACAAGAACTTGGTGGTATCGCTACAGGTATGGGTCTGGAACAAGCAGGGTTTGCTACACAACAACGTCAGATCGGATTGTCGCAACCTATACAAAAACCAAGTGTGTTAGGTACAGTTTTAAGTAGTGCCCAACAAGCGATGGGTGCGTACCGTACAGGTTTACAGATTCAAAGTATGCAAAGCTAATGGCTAAAGAACGAGTACAAGTACAAGGGTTGGGAGACGCAGTTCCCGGCATTCAGCCGACTATTCAACGGGGCGGTCAGTACGCCGTGCAAGTTCAACGAGCAGGTCGGAATAAGTTACAAGACTTGGCGGGTGCGTTATCACAGATCAACCCTTTGCTTGAACAGTACGCTGGTGTAGCGGAACAAGAAGCACAGATGTTTGAGGAGGAGCTAAGTCGTAAAAGCCCTGAAGAAGTACAGGCTATGCTCAAGAAGACGGAAGGAGAGCTGGACAAGCAAGTACGTCGAGGAGCGATGGGGTGGTTGACTTCTCCGTTGAATCAAAAGAGGAAGCTCAGGGCTGTTGGTAAGTTAGCTAGTACTGATTTAATAACAGAAGTACAACAAAGATTACTTAATCCAAAGCAAGACGACCCTGAAGATTTTGAAGAACGAGCTAACTTTGTAAGACAGGAGTTTATAAGTAATACACCAGCACTACAATCGTTGTTCGCACAAGAAGGTTTAAACCAATCTACGAATGCTAGTATTAAAAACTTAGTGTCTAACAGGGAATTACAAGAAGCTAAGACAGCTAAAGAAGAAACATTATTTGCTACAGGAGTTAGTTTTTACGACGGTATTAACCGTTTAGTAGAGCAGCAGCAAGATAACAAAGAACTGCAACAGGCTTTAATAAGAGGAGATTTTAGTTTTGCTGTAGATACAGATGTTAATGGTAATGTTATCACACTAGGAGACCAGTTGATGGAGTCTTGGAATGATACAAATGCGTACACACCAAAAGAACAAAGAGGTCTCATAAAGAATTTGCTAACTAAGCTTGCTACTAACGATATGGAGGACCAAGCAGATGGTCTATTGTTGTGGGCTAAATCAAACTTAAAGTTCGGCAATGCTAAGATGTCGGACATGGAGTTTGAGGATTTACAGTTTATTATCGATAAATCAGGGGAAGCAGCGGAGGATCGTAGAGAAGAAGAGAATATAGAGTTTGTTAAAAATACTACAGGTGAGCATAAAGTACAGCTGGCTAAATTAAATCTGTTAAAGGAAGGTGAAAGCTTAACATACGACGGTCAAACATTCACAGATAAGTTAGAACTAGATAGATACTTTAAACAACAAGTTATAGATAATCCTGATTTATCACCAGAGCAAAAAGGACAGATAATCGATAACGTCACTGCTACAACTCAAGGTGCTTTTAGAGACGCTGAGACCCACGCTAAGACCTTAGTATTAAGAGAAGCACCTATTGCTACGGCTCAAGGATTTGAACAAGAACTTAATACTATTCTAGCTAACATCGAAATACCGGATATATACAAACAAAGACCCGAATTTAGGAAGATCATAAGAGACAACTATAATAGATTAAAGCCTTTGATTGATAAAAAATTAGATGAGGTATTATACCTGCCGGCAGATAAAGCAGGAACTGCGGTTAAATCATACGCTATAGAATTGTTACAGGATGAACTACCTAAAATACAATCCGCTTTCCGCACTGCTTATGATAGTGTTTTAGATATAGAAAAAAATCAGAGGCAAGGCGTACCTTTAGGTGAAAAAGTTGAAAAACCTAAACTACCAGAACCAGACGACGATCCTGAGGAATTAATTAAATTATTACCACAGTGGCAGTCATTTATTACAGAGGATGCTACAGATGAAAACTCTAATAAAGCTAAAAAATACATAGAGAAATATACACCGCAAATCGCTAACGAAACAGCTAAACTAGCTTTAGACCCTACTAGATTTATAGGAGGTAGAGAGACTATTCCATCTATGTTTTTAATCGATCCCGATCAAGCTATAAACTTACATCTGCAATATTCAGCTAGAATGGATGGTGTATTCACTGTAGATGTTTTAGAAAATTTAGATGATAAAGGACTAGCTTATACTTACGCTGGTATACCATTTAAACCTAAAGAGCTTATAGGAGATGTAAACGCTGACAAGTTTGTTATACTCTCACAAGAGCAGTTGGATAATACAGATACAGAAGAGGGATTAGAATTAGCTAGAAGAGCGAAAGACGCAGCAGGTATTACTTTAGATGTATATGAGTTTATACGATTGCAAAAGAAAAGAAGAAAGCAATTTATAGTAGACTATGTTCCTTTCCCTGATATGTATAGACCTCTAGATGAAACGGAGTATTTAAAAAACCTTATTAACGAACATTCCGGTCAACAATTCGACCCACTCCCAGACTTCATAATAATCGACTAATTATGGCAACAGAAGATATAAACAACGAGGAAGAAGAGAACGATTTTTTTGATTATGCTGGGGACGTACTTGCTGCTCCGTTTCGTGGCGTAGAAGGTGCTATACAAGGTGCTTACAACTTAGCTGACTACTTAGCTTTTGATGTACTGCCCGACTACGACACTCGTTTCCTTGGTACTTCCAAAACGATGGCTGGGATGCCTATTGAAGGTATAACACAATTTGTTACGGGTTTTGTACCTTTGTTTGGTCTTGCGAGCAGAGCAGGGGCGTTAGCTAAAGCAGGTACTGTCGCTCAAAGAGCAGTTGCTGGCGTTGCTACTGACTTTACAGTTTTCAACGGACAAGAAGCTAGGCTGTCTAATCTTATACAACAAGTACCAGAGTTACAGAATCCTGTTACTGAGTTCTTAGCGTATGACGGAGATGAATCGGAACTAGAAGGACGCATGAAGAATGTGTTGGAAGGTTTAGCTCTTGGAGCTGTATTTGAACCTTTTATTGCAGGACTGAAAGCTATTAAGAACGGACGCAAAGCTAAGGATGGCGGAGCAGATGCAGTAGGACAAGCACAAGCTGTAGACGAAGCATTAGAAGGTGGTAAAGCGTTTGCTGATATGCCTAGCTTCGCTGACGATGATTTTTATCAAAGATCACTATTCGGTACTCCTATAGAAAAAGCAGAAACTGAAGTTATATCTTGGGAGCAAACCCTAAAGGACGATCAAGAGAATTTGGAAGGTTGGATGCAACAAGTTAAGGAGGGCACACAACAAGCGGGGTCTGTAATGGAGGACACCTTGCAGTATAGAATAGATAGATCGAAAAAAGCATTAGACGAGGCAAAAAATAAAGTAGAGGAACTTAAAGCTAGGCAATCATTTGAAGAAAAACCCGAACTTCAACAGAAACTAGACGACCTCGGAGAAACTATAGAAGACTTTGACGAAGCTGTAGAAAGAACCCCTGCACCATTTAAGACCTACGAAGAGGAAGCCATGATGGATATTATTCCTAAAGGGGCTGAAAAGTTAAAGAGTAGGTTAATGAAGAAGTTCCCAATAAAGGGGGCAGACCCAGAGGATGTAGCAGATGTAGAGAAATTTATAGATGTTATGGGTCAACGGTTGTTTGGTGATGTGTCGTTATCTATAACAAATAAGATACCCGGTGACGGTCGTTACAACTTTGGTAATAATCTCCTGCAAATACGAAAGAAAGCTATAGAGAACGGTTCCATAAGAAGAACAGCTGTTCACGAATTATGGCACAGTCTTAGTCGTTACTTACCTAAAACAGATGTCGACGCTCTTACTAAGCAGTTTGAAAAAGAACGTGCTAAATATTTAGAAGGATTAGGGGACGTAACGAAAGCTGACCCAGCAACTGTGCAAGTGATACCCGGAGATGAAGTATTAGAAAACTTTAAAAAGGGAATATATACAGACGCTAATTATAGATTTAAAGATGTAGACGAATACTTTGCTGAGGAAATGACTGATGCTTTTTTGAAGAAATTAGATGAGAAAGACTTAGCTCCTCAAGGCACATTAAAAAGAATAGCACAAGAAGTAGCGATATTGTTTAAAGATATGTTTGCTTCTTTGAAAGCTAAGTTAGGCATCGATCAAAGACAGAAAATATTTAATGACTTTATTAAACAGCGTAATGTAAAGATACAACGTCAGCGTCCTTTAGAGTTTGGTAGGACTTTTGCCGAGATGCCTGACTTCAAGAAAGGAGCTACCGACGAAGTATTACAAGCTATTCCTAGGAAGTTCCGTGGATACGCAGATGAATTACTTAAAGGCGGTACTCCTAGACTCCCACAGTTTGCTTTAGAGACGGGAGAAGATGTTGTTGTTCTTAAAGAATTATTAGAAAAGTACTACAAAGATAACCCCGATAAAGTAACTGTAGAAGGTGCTATCACGGAAGTAGATGTAGACATAGAGCAACAAATAATGCTACAACAGGGTAAAGACGCTGCTACTAAAATAGCTGAAGCTAGAGTTGTACAACAAAGTTTAAGAGATCAAGCTAGAGGTGTTATAGAAAACCTAACAGAAGCTGTAAAAGAATATACCGACGCTGGCGGGGGTTCTACTGCTGTAGCTAAACTTAAAAACAACTTCCAACAACTGTTAAATGTAGCTGATATATACAGACAGATTGGTAGAGAAACAGGACAAACGCTACAAGCTAGGCGTGAAAACTTCAGCACTAGAAAGATAGGTCTTAGCCAATCTGATATAGAGATCGAAGGTTTACGTAATCAATTTATCAACGCTTCTGGCGGTATGCACCCTGATAAGCTTGTTAAGTTAATTAAGGAAACAATAGACAAAGATAATCCTGACTCCATGATTGCGTCTATGTTTAAGATAGCTAAGAAGGCACAAGGTAAACATTTCTTAGACATGCCTACCGAGTATTGGATGAATGCTATTCTTAGTGGCCCGAAAACCCAAATGGTAAACATCATGGGCAACGGACTTACTCAAGCTATGTCTACATTAGAAGCTGTAGTTGGTGGTATAGCTAGTGGTAATTTGAGTGTAGTAAAGGCTGTTATGGCATCTTGGGCGGACGGTCGTATGATTGCTGAAGCGGCTAGTTTCTCTAAGAAAGCCTTTAAACAAAATGATAACTTACTGGACCCACAAGCTAGATCGTTTTCAGATAGACCACAAGGAGCTATAACAGGTGAAAGAATGGCATCTAGTCCTTTAGGCGGTATGGTGACTGAGCGTGGTTTAACTAGTAAGAAAGCGTTTGATGCCCTCGGTAACTTCATAAGGATACCTAGTCGCTTGTTATTAACTTCTGATGAGTTTTTTAAACAGTTAGCTTATCGTAGAGCCGCTCGATTGAAAGCAGCTATGTCTGGCATACAACAAGGAATTAAAGACCCTAAGAGATTGGCTGAACATATACACAATACCTTAGAGGGTGTTATTACCGAAGGTGGACGTATGGGTTCCGAAGAGGGATTAGCTAGAGAAGCAGCTGAGTTAGCAACTAAAAGAAACTTAAAAGGTGTTGATAAAGATAAGTTTATATTGAGGTATGTAAAAGAAAACTTTGATCAAAACAAATCATCGTTAATACAGTACGCACAAGACGAAGCACAGTACTTAACTTTTACTAGAGAATTACAAGAAGGAACATTAGGTAAAGTATTACAAGAAGCTACCAATAAATTACCTATGTTACGATTAGTACTACCGTTTGTTCGGACTCCTACTAATATATTAAAGTATGCTTTTGAAAGAACTCCGGGTATATTTGTATTAAAGGAAGAAAGACAGCGTTTGTTTGCTGATATAAAAAGCGGAGACCCTATAAGAAGATCGCAAGCTGTAGGAAAAATGATGACATGTATTGCGGTTAGCGGAGTCTTTTTAGATACTATTTTTAACAATAGGGAATACATAACTGGCGGTGGACCTAAAGACCCTAAGAAAAAAGAAGCTTTGATGGCTACTGGTTGGAGACCCTACAGTATTAAAATAGGAGATACCTATTACAGTTACCAAAGGTTAGACCCATTAGCTACGTTATTAGGTGTAGGTGCAGACCTCGTAGAGGTAGGTTTAAGGGAGCCTAAAGCATTTGATGAATCTGGAATCGAAAGAACGTTCTTGGCTTTAACTTTAAGTATTACAAGGAATGCTACTAATAAATCTTACTTAGCTGGTATCCAAAACTTTACGGACGCTCTTAGTGATCCTGATAGATACATGGCTAAGTTTGGTCAGAACTTCACATCTTCATTTGTTCCTAATATCGTCTCTCAAATGGCTGACTACGATACACAGGCATTGAGGGAAGTTAGAAGTGTTGGAGATGCGTTCGCCCGTAAGTTAGGTGTCAGAAGCGGTTTAGATAAAAAACGTAACTTACTTGGTGAGGAATACTTAGCGGAGCAGTGGATGGGTACTGGGTTTATTAATCCTATAGCTATGTCTCCCATTAAAGATGATACTGTTTTATCTGAGATGGCATCTTTAAATCATGCATTCAGGCAGCCTCCCCCCAATCTCGGCGGTCAAATTGATATGCTTGCACATGAAAACGATAGCGGACAAACAGCATACGACAGGCAATTAGAGTTATTACAAACCGTAAAGGTACAAGGAGAAACATTGCGTAAAGCTTTAACTAGATTAGTAAAAAGTAGAAACTATCAAAGTTTAACTCCTGTATCAGAACCCGGCTTAGAAAGTCCTAGAGTTACGAAGATAAATAATTTGTTAACTAAGTATAGAAAAGAAGCTAAAAGACAGATGTTATCTGAGTTTCCTGAACTAGCAGAACAATATACAAAACTTACAGCAGCAAGAGCAGGGCTAAAAGAAGGTATGCAACGTGAAGATGTACTTGCTCTTCTCACTCAATAATTAATAATATACACTTAACATCATGGCTAACACCTACGTAGACTATACAGCAACAGCGGGACAGCAGTACTTTGCTTTTAATTTTCCGTATCTTGAAGACGATCACGTTATTGTGGAAATTGAGGGTGTAGATCAAACGATCACTACAAACTACACCATTGAAACATCTCCGTCTCAACGCATCAATCTGAGCAACCCAACGACTGCTCTTGCTGGTGGTGAGTTAGTGCGTATAAAACGTAGGTCAGCACCTAACACGAACCTTGTAGACTTCCAGAACGGATCGGTGTTAACAGAGTCTGAGTTAGATAGAGCGTACTTACACAACCGTTACTTAGCTGAAGAAGCTACTGAAGGTGCGGATTCCGGTTTGAAAGAACTGGAAGGTAGTACGAACTACAATGCTGGTAACAAGCAGATCAAGAACTTAGCTGACGGTACGCTTGCTACAGATGCTGTTAACAAAGGATACGTAGACACACAGATCGCACTTACCGATACCAATTTAGCTGGGTTCTATAAATCTACACATACTGGTAACGGAACTGATAACGTCTTCACTCTTTCGTTTACCCCGCAAACAACAGACGCAAAAGCATACATCGTATCGATAGACGGTCTTGTACAAGTTCCAGATACTGACTATACGATAGGTGCTACTGCTATTACATTTAATACGATACCTTCTAACTCTGCTGAGATATGTGTGGTTGCTACGGCTGCTGCTAGTGTTGCTACTGTTAATGAAGCACGAGTAACAGCATTAGGAACTAGCGATACGAGGTCCTTGGCTACTTGGACTAGGGATTTAGGAACACCTACAGCGACAGGTTCAACGACGGCTAGAAGTCTTGCTGATCGGTTTGGGGATGTTATAAATGTGTTGGATTACGGGGCTACAGGCGACTACCATCCTACAAACAATCCAACGGCGGACGATACAACCGCTATTCAAAATGCTTTGTATGCTGCGTCAGGCGGAGAACCTAGTAATACTCAAATAAACCCGGCGATTACTGCTAAAACAGTTTTTATACCAGCTGGTACTTATAGGATTACTAACCAAATACACCATCCACCTTGGGTTACAGTTGTTGGAGAAAGTTCAGGTGCTTTAGATACTTATGGTTTATCTGATTTCTCCGCAACAGGAAGTATAATATATGCGGATTTTACAGATACAGATAAGACAGCTTGGTTAGCTAGTGGTTATGTAGTAAATTCACGAATTGATTTACCAGCTGTGGGTGAACTTGTTGATGTTTATCAAAACAATATTAATTCAGGTCATTATGATGATGGGGATATAACTAGAGCATACGGAGTTAGCATTAAAGATGTAATATTCTATACGGATAAATATGTAGCTTGTGCTTTTGGATGCGGAGCTTCCCAAGGGGCTCAAGTAGATATTACGGCACATGGGTTTTTAACAGCGTTTATAACTAATTCTTCTTGGGGTGTTAATGTAAGAGTTGTAGGGAGTGCTTACCATTGTGGTATATTTACTTGGAACTCAAATGGAGGAGTATATTCAGGATACGTTACATTAATAACCAGCGGTAGCCCTCCAGCCCTAGACGACACAACTGCCCCTGACGGGTGGTATCCTGAAGATGTTTTACATAATCCGGCTAGTATTAGATTTTTAACTACGGGATACTACAATGTATATGCCAACTCTAATGTTCTAACTAATTTAATTACAGAGAAATGGGGTCGTGCTAGATTATTTATAAATGTAGAGGGAGCGACTGATAATTCTCCGTATGTAGAAGCAATAACAGAACTACCTTATCATGTTGTAGCATCAAGGGTTACAATAACAGACCCACAATTTAATAGTGTTCTTAATGGCTTAGGTCGAGTTTCTTCAAGCGGTTCTCTTGTTGTTAAGAATATGAAACTTGGGATTAAGGCTGATTATGGTTCTCAAACTTCTTTTGGAGCGGAAGCTAGGTTATCCGTTACTTATCCTCGACAGTCTTATGTTGCAGATGCTGAAACTTTTAATAGTGCCGTTGATATGCACTTTGAGCATGAGAAAGTTATAAAGATATATGTAGATGCTCAAGGTAATGATACTTATTGTGGGTTGACTCCTAATAATGCTGTGCGTTCTTTTAATGTAGCAATAGATCGAGCTATTTATTACGATGCGGATGTTATTTACATTTCCGATGGTGAGATTGTTTACTACGGAAGTGCTGTCAAAACATTAACGAAAGATTTAAGAGTTCAAGCTGTTACTTCAGGAGCTGCGGCTGTTATCAGAATAGAAGCAGGAACTGATGGTTATTCAAATCATTTAGTATTAGACTCTATGAAACTGACATTAAAGAACATTGATCTGAGATTAAACGGGACATGGTCAGGCTCGCATTCAACAAAAGGATGGATTACGCCTAGAGGCGTTTGTGGTTTAGTATTGGATAGTTCTGCTGTGACAGTCGCTGACGACCCAACTAACCTTTCTTTGTTTTTATTGGACGGTAACTCATCTGCTACGCTTCACTTATCAGCTATGAACGGGAGTTATACAGGCAATAATTGGGCTGAAAATGATTTTTCAAGTACAGGAGTTGGTAAAGTTGTAGCGTCTATTGCTTCTAATTTTACAACTTCAGCAGTATGGGGAAGCACTTGGACGGTATACTAATGATCGACTCCATCTCCAGCTTTCTTAACACCGGACTCGTCGTCGCTCTTGGCGT